TACCGACATAGCAGTATTTAAAGAAGCCTTTTTTAAAGCTTCAGTAAATTTATAAATAACAGTAAATTTTTCTCGACTCCAATTAACAGATTCAATCTTAAAAGCTCCTAATTCTTCCATTCTGATTTGCCTCCAGTCATTTAATAGATAGGGACCATAGGAATAGAAAGAAGCATCAGCTTCGGTTCCATTTTGAGAATCTGTCTTTTTTCTTTGAGAAAATTTAGAATTTATTCCGATAGTCGGCATATAAAATATTAGAGTCTGGGATAATTTTTCAGATGGAACAACAAAGCATCTGTGTTCTTCAGAATACCATTTAAATAATTCTTCTGGAATATCAAATCCTTTTAAATTTTGACTAGTTACTTGAACTTTATTAACGTGATTACATTTTGTATCATTACATCTGATATTTGCAAATAATTTATTTTCCTGATTTGGAAAAGTCAATTCATATATTCTAAATAGAATATGATATTTGTCAATCTCACAAAAATCATTGAAGTTTAGAGGAGAATTTGATCCTTTAATTTTAAATCGAGTACACGCGTTTAAAACAAAATTAATCTTTTCTCTAACGTCAATTGGATCGTATTCATCCATTGTTGACCAGTGTCTAATTTCTTTGGTCTTAGCTGATCTTATTAACAATTCAGCTTCTTTTGAATAGAATCTTCCCTTCGAAGGTAATAGTTCTAAATTTAAAATTTTCCAAGGTGATTCTTCAGCTCCTGACATTTCTAGTTGCTGATGGTATGAAGATTTTCCTAGACTTTTGACTGGCTCTTCTTTAACTTCTTCTATATGATTTATTCCATTTTGACGATCTAGCTCATTTAAAAATCCAATAGCATCGTCGTCATTTATTTTATTTTCTTCAGGCATATTGATTATTTTTTTATCTTATATAAGAAAAATGAAATCAGTTTTAAAAATAAGAAATTTATTTATGAATTAACGAATTGAAAAAAAGACATTGCTTTATAGGATTCAAATATTCTTTCCATTGTATCCACGTAAATCTCTTTTCTTTCTAGACTTTTAGGGTCACGTATAAAAACTTTTATAGTTCGATCTTTTCTACTTACTTTAATAGAATCTAATTTTCCGACTATTACTCTTCCATTTTCATTATCTAGTGTAGAATTAACCTGAATTCCACGAATTCTGTCTCCAGGTTTAAAATAGTTTTTAATTAGATTAATGTTCATGTCAAATTGACTTACCCCAGGATCTGATTTTCTAGATAGATCACTTAATGGAACCGTTTTAATAGATACACCAGGAGTAAATTGACTTCTTCCAACTACAAAATTAAAATCTCCAGATTCTCCATAGAATGGTAGTCCTCTCATTCCATCTTGTCTTTGAAAAGAAGTAAAAGTTCTATTTTCGTTTATACTCTTCATTAATAAACAGTAGGAAGTGTTTTCTTTCTATGTCCAAATATTTTATAACTCATAGGAGCTGCAACAGGAGATCCTGAAGAATCAGTCCATTCAAATTTTTTCAGCCATATAAACATTTTAGGATTATCTAAAAGATAATCAGTTGGATAAACTGGAGCGTTTAAATCATCGTTGTCTAACCCCCATATTTTAATATAACTTGAAGAAGGTATATCGATAAACTCCATCATATAAATAGGACCAAAGGTGTTTCCTATTCTATCTACCGCTGCGGGTCCTCCCACTTGAAAATATCCAAGAGTTGTTTTCTCTCCAGGTGCAGCTCTTCTATCAGTGCTGATAAACACCGGAGAGTAGTCCATTGCTGGGCTCGCAGATGATGCGTGTGCTAATTCTAAAATTTCGGTTGCGCTTTCTAACATATTAATATTATATTTTTCCGTATATTAATAATCCCTTTAATCTAATTTGAAAATCAGAGCTAGGATTGATTACTTTTATTTTATTTATCAACTGATCTGCTTGATTAGTTTTAGGATTAGTAAACATCATAAAAAGATTATGTAAATAATATCTTTTATATTGAAGAGATTCCCCGTCTTCAATCCAAAGTTCAACTGATTTATCTGAAAGTTTTAATTCCTCTCCATTACTATCACTGATAGGATAAGAAATTGAGAGCATGATTCCCCTTACATAATATTTATCAGGATTCAACTCATCTCCTGGAGATCCTAGAGATTCCAATTGATTGTTAAATAGAGTTAGCTCCTGTTCAGTCTCTAGATTCAAATTGATACATGAATGACCGTCTGATAAAAACGCAAAATCTCCTAGGCAAAAATCCGATATAATTTTTTCCTGTTCTACTATTTTAAAACATTTATCATTAAATAACTGAAGAACAGCTTGAGGTCCGTTTCCTCCACAGCATTCGCAAATCTCGTTGATATTAGGTATCATTTATCCTTATTTTTTTAGAATCCTTGCCATTTTCGGACTCAGATTAGGATCAGATTTCCTAGATCCCTTTATACTATTTATATCATTTTGATTTTCAGTTTGAGATTTTTCTTCGAATTCGTTTCTATATTTAGAATTTGCTAACGCTGAAGGCTCATCGGCAATCTCCTCTTCAGTCGCAGGGACGAATATTCCTTCATCTTTTAATTTTTGAACAGTTTGCCAAACTCTATCTGCTTCTTTTTGTAAATGTGTTTTTGATTCTTCCTCTGTCTGGTCAGAATCTTTAGTATTATCTTCGGAAACATAAATATTTGGATCCTGATCACCGAATTGAATATAAAAATGAAGAGCAGTAAGTGACATTATTGGAAGAGTTCCACCCTGAATTATGGCTAACAGCCTTCTATGATCCGCCGGGCTCCAATCTTCAAAAAAAGGAAGGACCAATTCCATCCAATCTTTAAAACTTGAGCTTGCTATATCTATCTCTTTATACTCAAAAAACACATTACCTATAATCTGAATAAGTGTCACCATTCCAAAGAGAAACCATATTGCCGCCTTGCTTGCTCGTATAGACGCAGCCGATACTGATGCAAGAGCAAATATTTCTATTGCAATAGAAAGATAGATTGCCCAACTTATAGGGTTACCTAGATCATACCAGCTAACTACGTGACTAATTGACATCACGACTACTAGTAATATAGGAAGTAAAAAAGAGTTTCTTATAATAGCCCTTTGATTCCTCTTTATGAATTTAATCATTAGATTCTATCTTATTTTTTATTTGAGATAGGCTGGTTTTACCTTTATCTAGATCATCTTCATAAATTAAGAAATCAAGCATTACTTTTTCCATCATATCTCTTCCTTTTTTATCAGTTAGGCTGCTTTTTTCTAATTGATTTAATCTAAAATTCAGAGAATCAATTTTATTCTCTAATCCGTCAATATTTTTGTTAGTTTTGCTTATTTTAGTGCTAGTGCATCCTTTTCCTATGAATAGAACAAAGAATAGAGCTGCTAAAATTTGCCAAATCCATTTTTTAATAAATTCTATAGCTTTCATCTGTTTACTTTTTATTATTTATTTTAAAATTACGAACAAAGAGACTAATAAAGCTAACCCTATAGTAGAAAAATATGAAATATCAAATATAAATTTAGATCGTTTATACTTTTTAAAATCAAATTCTATTTGTATAACATATCCATAGTAGTCAGGAGTCAAGACTCTATCATAGTCTGCTTTCACAACGTCTAAAACTCCCTCTTTGTTTAAAAAATCAGTGTATCTTCTCATTTTTTCGCTTATAAAATTCAATTCTACTTGATTTTGGGACTCTTCACTATATAAAAGCAGCTCTGGATTTAGATCCACACCAAAATATAGTTTTCCATTGGCTAAAGTCATCCCATATTCCTTTAATTTTTCACTTTTTTCTAAATCTTTTAGAATTTCGGTGTATTTTTTATAGTATTGAATCTCTTTTATGTTCTCTTTAAGAGATTTTAACACTAAACTAGGATAAATGTAGTTTTTTATGTTCATATATTAAATATTTGATTTAAAGTCTCTTTAAAATGTGGATTTTTTGTTAAAACCCTGTCTTTAATTTCAATTCGGGCCTTTCTAAGCTTGGTTTTTACAGTATTTTCATTAATTTCATACTTATCAGCTATAGATTTTACCTTTTCATGATTAATCATCTTATCGATTGCTATATTTTTCAATAACACGTCTTCGAGGCTATAAATTTCTTCTACTGTTTTATCTACAACGTCTTGAAACTCCAATTCGGTCTCCTTATTGATTAAATCTATTTGATTTTCACCGTAAGTTGAATATAGATTCTCAACTCCGATTATTGGTGAACGTTTTTTCTGATAAAGGTAGAAAAGAGTTTCATTTCTAGCAATTGTATAGATCCAGGTTGTAAACCTTCCTCTTTCAAAGTTAAATTTGGTTATATTTTTAAATATCTTCTTAAGGGTCCAGTGGAGGGCTTCATCTGTATCATCTGAATTTTTACAGAATTTCCAGATGAAAAATTTTAATTTAGGATAAATTAGCTCAGCTAATTCGTTTTTTTCTCTTTCACTGATTAGGTTATTTTCAAATTTAGAAGCGATTTCTTGTATTCTTTCATTGGTTTGGCGGTTTGTTTCTTCGAATCCCATGTTAAACTAGTTGATTTTTTTTAGAGTTTATGTCGTTTATTATATCTAAACATTCTTGACACAATTCATAATGTTCTATTCTTTCAAAGAAAGAAATGCACTTATTTAAACTGCTTATAAACTTATCTCGAGTTAAGTTTATTCGATAATCTTTAGATAGCGTAGATATAGTTACCACATTTATCTCTTTAATTTCTCCGTTTAAATAATTTTCTTTGATTGAGTTTAAAATATTTTCATAGATCTGTTTACGATATATTTCAAATATTTTGTCAATTTCTAAATCATCGTCTAAATGTATGCTTTTCATAATAAACAGTATTAACAAGTTTAATATACCACAAGGATTTTAAGATTTAAAAAATCTTCTGGTTATTTTTTTAATTTGATCAACAGTTTCAGGATTAAACACGTTTTTTTCAATCTCATCTCCTTTTTTAGGCTGAGCTGCCCTTACTTTATTCATTTGTTTTATAGAATCAAAATCGTATAGAGATCTGGATCCACCTCCACCATTTATATCAAATATTTTTTCATTTAAATCTTTAACATATTCTTCACCCATTTTTTCAAAGGTGTCTATTGCAATATCCCAGAATTGGTTAGATTCAAATAGAGAAGATAGATTTACGGACGTCATCGCTAAGTCATCATTTCCATTTTGCCCTCTATATAAACCTCCCTTAGATTTTCCAAAAGACATGAGTTCCATTATAGTAGTGTAATCATTTGGAATTATTCTATTAATTGTTACTAGATATTTAAATTTTTCACAATATTTAATTTTATTAGTAGGGCCCAGTCTTAATCCTTGCTTAAATTCAACTGCTGCTTGAGTGTGTTTAGTATAAACCAATTGAGTTGGCCAATAATTTTCATTCTCTTTAAATTGATTTAGTAAGATGTCCCCTTTATGATTAAGTTCTAAAACTATTCTGGTGTTAATTGGATTAAATATATTGTAGATTATATATTCACAGGCTATTGAGAATTGGCTTATATCGATTTGATTAGATCTAAAATATCCAATTTGAACTAGCGACACTGCATCAGTTTCCTTTTTAATGATTTCTCTCTTTTTCACTAGTTCTGAAACTGGAAGAGCCACAACTTTGTAAATATTCAAAACTGAAAAATCTCCACCTATCCCATCAGCAGTATCTACAATAAACACAAAATTTCCAGGATCTTTTTTAAGATCGGAAATAGTTAAATTAGAGTATTTAGGATGGAAGAATAGATGTTCATTTATATAATTAAATTCCTCAGGTAGAGCAAAATTAGTGTTGATATAATCGATTTTTATATTATCGAGTCTTTTTAATTCTCTTGAATTTAGAAGAAGTTTATCAGAAGAGAAGAACTGTAATCCATACTCCTGATTAAAATCTTCAACTGATCCTAAATCGGCGATTGTTTTCTGTTTCCAGTCGTCCCCTCTTCCTGGTATCTGCCACCAATCAACTCTAAGAGGAACAAAGCTAGATTTTTTATCTATTGCATCTTTCCAGATTTCCCAAAATTTATTCTTACCATTAGGTGTTGAAGTGATAATAATTTTTCCTTCGGGATCGGCTGTAACCGTTGGAAAAATAGCTCTATAGAAATCATCTAAATTTGCTTCATTGATGTGAGCAAACTCATCGATGTATAGGAGGTTAACAGTTAAACCAATACCTGATTTTTTAGTTGTGGTTCTACCTACTATTCTGCTATTTGAATCAAATTTTACACTACCTGCGTTTATCACGTCGATTCCAGGTTTCATAAAAAATGGAAGACCTTCTAGAGATATTTTAAATTTATCCAATAGTTCTTTAGTCGTAGTGAAATTATCTGCAACACAAAGAGCTGTCTTATCGGGATTAAATATCAGATACCATAGCATGAAAATTGCCGAAGTTACAGTTTTACCCGTTTGACGGCTTGCCATCAGGATATTCAATTGATTGTTTTTAAAAGATCTTAAGATTTGATTTTGAAAATCACGAAGTCCTCCAGCATCTTTTACCAACATTCTCCCTTTATTTGTTTGAATTATACAGTAATTTCTGGCAAAATAGAGAACACTTTCCTTGCATTTTGATAGTTCTTCCATTTCTTCAGGAGTATATTCAAAAGGCAGATTCTCTCTTCTTAAATTTATATCGTTATCTTTAAAAGGGGAATTGGTTAATTTTCTAACATCTTTTACCCCGTTATTTATGTCATCTATCAGTTTATTAATTTTTTCAGTGGTCCAGATATAGGAATTATCTTGAGTCCCACCTGGAGTCATTGCTGAAACTTTAATCGAGGAAAATCCCCCGCTAGATGACATTATATCTCTCATATTAGATAATCTCTTGAATATTTATGAACTCATCTCCATCCATTGAATCCTCATCATCAATTTCTATATTTTTATCTCGCATAAGATTAAATTTATTATTAGGATCTATTAATTCAGTTGAAGCCTCATCATCGTCTTTTATATCCGATTTAGGCAGGTTTTGAATAACGTTTTTAGTTCCGAC